ACCCCCTCTTCCTCCCGGTGCCATATTTTGAGCAATCATTTGTTCCATTTGAGATGGAGTTAAAGAACCAACGGCTTGAGCGGCCGCTAGAGCGGCGGCCTGAGCCCTTGCTTGTTGTGCATCTGGGTCAGCCAAAGCTGGGTCATATATTGTCGCTCCGAACGTAGATGTGTCTGATGGATCTCCGCTGGCGTCAACACTGCTAAAGTCAACAGTGGATGTATCTGATGGATCTCCGCTGGCGTCAGTCGCTGGCCCGCTACCGCTAGCGGCGATTTCGGAAAGACTAAGCTGTGAAGCTCTGCGCTCTTGTTCGGCAATAATGTCTTCTGCAATCTCTTGAGAGATCGTGGTTTCCGGACTTGCGTAAGTTTCTGCGGCCGCTTGTAGTTGCTCGTCCGTCAGATCCGAAAGGTACTCTGGCTGGCCCTGCTCAGCCCTTACTGCCGCGTTAATCTCTGCGGCTACCTGATCATAAGCTTGTTCAATATTGTAGCCCCCAGCTCTTAGGGTGTCGTATCGGCCTGTCCAATATTGCTCACCACCGGGGTCTAAAGGCTTTTCTAAAACTGTCTCGTAGTATGTCTCTAGGGCTCTTTCTGCATCTTGTCTTTCTTTTTCGGCCGCGCTTTGGGATTCTGATAAAGATTCGTACCCCACTGTACCTCGGCCATAAACATTTCCGTCAGCGCCAATTGCATAGCCGCCGGTTTCTGCAATGGCTTTATCAATAGCGGCTTCCTGTGCTTCTATCTCTGCAAACGGATCGTCATCGCTGTCGCTGTCCCGGCCGCCACCATACCCCATCGATTCATTATACGAATCATCAAAATCACTGGCAGAACCCCCGAAACCTCCTCCAAAACGCATTCGTCTGACGTCTTGGTTAAGGTACTCGTCAAGAGCGCGAAGATATCTTTCCATCACCATTTGACCTTGTGCGACCAATATTTTGCTGAGAGCTTACTCGACGGCTTCCCTTGCGCGTCATGCCGAGCGTAATAAGACCGCTTCCGGGCCTTATCTTTGGCAGTCTTCGGAGCCTTGCCAGCACCTTTAACCCCCTGCTGTCCGAACCGGACGACCTTATAGGTATCCCCTTCTTTAGCCATAACGACATGGGATTTAGTCTTATGGCTAGGAGTCTTCTTCGGCTTGTTGACGCCACTGAGTCCAAGCTCCTTCATTTTGTTTTTGACACGATCTGGAGTAGCCATTAGTTTTTCACCAAGATTCCTTCGAACGTTGCCGCTATGGCATTGTTCTGGTTCTTGCTACAGATCGCCTGCACTTCGATGTCAGACTTTTCTGTGACCTTTAGTGGATACTTGAATGGGAACAGTATCTCACCACCGATGATGTCAATTTTTGTCGCTGTGCGAAATACTCCGCCAAAGCTTTTGACTTTGAACCGCACCGTCATGAATGCGCCTGACGTGTCAGTGCCGTGCGTAGCTACGCCCTGAGTTACATACAGTGTATAACCTGCAGGAACTGTATACACGGCCATTAGGGTTTGGTTTTCACCTGCTGTAATTCGGGCGTATGTTGTCCCGTCGCTTGCAATATTTATGCTCCCAACAGGCGCTTGGCTTCCGCTGACGTAAGCTCGATAAACCCTGACTAAGTCAGTATCCAGAACTGCGACCCCTGATGAGTTTAGTGTCTTTGTCTGCGTTACTTCATTGTAGTCAGCATCTAGGCCGGTAACCGTAATCTCAACGTCCTCATCAGTGCCCGCAGATGTTGATGTCGCGGTCATTGTAAGCGCTAAGCTTGGATACGAATAAAGGCCACCGACATCCCATATCGTTTCGTTCGCGTTGACGATAAGCGGGTTATACCCATACTTAAATAACGTCGTGTGAAACGGTATGTGTCCTCGAGAAACCTGTAGATCAAAATCTTCTGTGGTCCCCATACGGGACACGGATGTCAGTGAATTGCCCATTATGCGTAAAATGCCGTCATGTTAGCAAAGACGGTTGTCCCTGCTGTGTATGGTATGTATGCACCGTTGTCGAACAGTAGCCCTTTGTCGGGAATGGTGACATCTCTTTCGGCCGTAGCGCTTGCAACTGTTCCAAGCCTAAGCTTGTTAGTTCCTGTTGCGCTTCCGTCGTTAAAAGACACAAGTCCTGCTGTCCCGGAGTTTACGATAAACGCTCCACGCAAACGCATACGACCGTTGTAAACAACATCGAGAGCATCATTCGACATTCCAACTGTAATTGCTCCTGCAGTGTCATCATCAACGGCGACCTCTGTCACTGTGCGGAAGTATTTCGTTCCAGTAGATGAACCAATATCCTCCCCGGAGATTGTTTCAGTTTGAGCGTTTCCATTAACATCTGTGCCGGTGATGGTGAAGGTTCTCCCTGCGTCATTGCCAGCACAAGTGATTGTGATAAATCGGGCCGCAGTAAACGTAGCAACGCCTCCTGATGATTCGGCGCCATTAATCGTTAATGTCTGCGAACCTCCGCCAGCAGGGGTCTGCGATTGGCAAACCCCATCTGGGTCAGCCGCAGTCGTATCAGCGGTAATGTGTACCGACTGAATATCAGACTGAGACATAACTCACTCCTTATGGCTGATCAGTAAATGTTGGGACTGTAGCTGAAATTACGTTGCCCCACACATACCAATTGGTGGAGTCCTTTGCAACGATATTGATTTCCATTACACCAAAATCTACCAGAGTAAGGATTGAGTTGGAGCTACCATTTGAGTAAACAGCAACGTTATCTGCATTTGTGTCGAGGTGCTGGACACCACCGACATAGAAGTTTGTATCAGACCCTGTATCGATGATTAGGTTTTCTGTTTCTGTCGCCGCACCACCATAGATAATTTTAAAGGTAGAGCCTGCAACAGGTGATGGAAGTGTCACTGTACGATTCGCAGTGATAGCAGGAACAACGATAACTCGTCCGCTATGCGCCGCGTTTGTGAGAGAAACATCAGCATCAGTTAGCTCAACAGGAGCTCCACCAAGAGTTGATACTTCAGTGATTGTACCTGTTGTTGTGTTCTTGCTGATCGTTTTGAAAGTGCTTTCGGACCGGACTGGACCTGAAAATGTGGTATTAGCCATGAGAATCTCCTGTCGTGGCAAGTGTCAGAATGTGCAAATGCACTTTTCTGTCAGGATAAAGAAAAGGGGGCCGAAGCCCCCTCTCTACTAGTCAGCTCCCGGAGAGCCGTAGATTCCGAGTGGATCGGATACGCCGAAGCTATAACGCTCACGAGCCTTATAACGAACGTTTCCTGTGTCGAAATCACCGTCCATAGACGTTTGCATTGCAGTCCGCACGAAGTGCTTCATGCCGTTTGGTACGTCTGTGGTCAAGAAGAACGCATCGTTGTCAGTCAAGTAATGGTTGACACGATAGCCTTCTGGGATTGACCCATTAGAACGGAGTGCGTTGAGGTCGTTGTCAGCAGTACCGACACGGAGCTCTGTCTCTAGGAGACGAGTTGCCACGAACATCAATGCAGGTGGAACGATCAACTTACGAGGACGTGCCGCGATCAAAAGACCACGCTCATCTGTGTAAGCCGCGATATCAATTACTGCCTGCTCAAGAGAAGTCTCGTTGAGGTCGGCCGCAGTTGATGGGCGGTTTGAGTTGACACCACCAGATACAGTTGGGTGTGAAGCGTTAAACAGAGTTACGCCGTCACCTGACTGGAACGTATCGAAACCAGTGTTCAGCAATGATGCCGCCTTGGTCTGCTTGGTGTACGCCATTGCACGAGCAAGTGCCTTGGTGTAACGAGCTGACAGTGCGTCATACAGGTTATCTTCCATCGCTTCTTCAGTGACAGAGAAACCCATTGCAACTGTTTCGTGGTTGTAACGAGCAACAAAAGATTCTTGTGCGCTGTCATAAGAAATCGCAGAACCTTCTGGCTTAACTGGTGCGGCACCAAAGCCAGAGAGCTTTACTTCTTCTTCGAAAGAACGCTCTGAATTTTCTGTTTCGTAGATCTCAGCATGTTCGTTTTCGTACTTATCGTACTCAAGACCGAACAGTGCATTAAGACCCGGTAATAGCTCCTTGAGGAGCTGGGCGCGAGTAATAGCCATTATTCAGTCCCCTTATGCTGAGCCAGTTGTTGATGAATGCTGATGATAGTTGAACTTACATACCAAGATTGGGTAGGTTGTTCCTTTCTCATCGCCCTGATCGCCACCGAGGTAATCAATGATACGGATCGGTAATTGAGGATCAGTTGACAAAGTGCTGATATCTGCCGCTACACGAGAAATTTTCAGTGTAGTGTTTGGTGCAGTTTGTACCAACGCGATGTTCTTACCATAGATGTCACCAGTGTTAGTTGGCGCGGCATCTGACTGGATAGCGAACAATACGCTTGGGTCATCAACAACATAAGCCATAGCATCTGAAGCTGTTAAGCTTGCAGGCCACAACTGACTAAAGGTTAATTGTCCAGTATTTGGATCAGTATATTTACATCCCAAGAAAACACCGACCATGTCGATTTCTGTGGAAGTATCACCTGTACCAGACTGCTTTTCGATTGTAGTGGCAGTACCACCATCAACCAATTGCACGATATCACCTACTGCGATATTCGTTGCATAGCCTGAAGCAATGGGGTACTGGCGGAAAACCTCCAGTGAACCATTGTCCAGACGACCAATCGGACGGAGTCCGAAGGGCGCGGCTGTTGCAGACATATTTATCTCCTTAAATGTCTTACTGCGGCACCCCTTCGTAGTAACTTACTAGGAGTTGCCGCTACCAAATGACACCTTCGTTGAGCGCTCCGGCTTTAACATTGGCATCCGTGGATCATTCTCCCGAAGGTAGTTGTTATCCACTGATTCCATCTGCCGTTGTGCCACATCACGAAAGTGTTCGTTCCGGGCTTCGACGTTCTCTTTGTCATTGCGACACAACAAAAGTCCGCCGACTTCGACGTTTCCTTCAAACCGAGAGTCAATATCAGACATTACTTGTAGCTCAGGATGCTCACTAGCTGGAACTGGTTCCCAT